AAGTACGTTACGTACTCATCAAGACTAGTTACGAGTTTGGCACCGCTGTCTGTACCTCGCTCCGTGCGACCAACAATAAAAAATGTTGAGTCGGGAGCAGTACCAGTTACTGCAGGCCCTGTACGTACTGCAGTTGTAATTTGTACACCAGGCATTCGCCATCCTCCGTGCTAATTGAAAACTCTAATGAATTCTTCTTTGAGTGATTATACTCAAGTCATTCGCTATCTTGAGGAAGTATTGAATCAGATGATGTCTCATTCTCAACTTCGTTGTTTGAATCGCTAAGTAATTGTACTGTATTTTCTTCGCTGACTTCAGTATCTTCAGAAACATTCCGTTTTGATTTTGTAGATTTTGATTTTGCGGCGTATTTTGCCGAAGCCTCATCCATCTCTTCAACACTTGGCAGTGGCTGAGGAGTCTCTTCCACGGCGTCTACGTTGATAATTTCACCATTTAGAAGAAGTGTTTTGATGTTCTCGTTGTCCCCATCTGCCGATGCAGTTTGCGCTGGGTCAAGCATTGCGCCGTTGTCAAGAACCACAACATGACTTGTAGCGTTCCATACATTAATTTGTGCCATTACAAACCTCGCATATTGATGGTTTCTGTTTCAATCTCTGTTACCTCACCAATAGGTTGACGGTAAACAAGTTCGTTCAAGTATAAATCATACCCTATGTACGCTCCCGCCAGTACACGGTCGCCTTTTATGAGCGTCAAATCAGAGAACTCTTCCCTCATCGTGCTTTCGTCAAGCATTACATCCACAACTGGCTGAGAAAGACCCTTCATACAAGGTGAATCAAGCAAAGCAGACCTAACAACAGTAGAAAGCCTGTCACGCATCAAAGTGACTTCCTCTGAACCCTCAGTCTTAGCCCAAATATATGTTCGCATTGAATAAGAAACACGGTAAAGAGGGTCACCACCACCATAATTCATCATTCTGTCAAATGAATTCGTGGAGATAACTACGGTAATCAGCGTCGGCCAATGGTCAAGAGCGATTGGTTCGTACACCAAATACTTTTGTGGCTCAGGAAGGGTGTAATCATCAACCCCCCACGCATTCCTGTATCTAATCAGGCGTCGCGGGATGTCAAATTTAAGGTAATCATTTACAACCTCTTTAGCGTAGTGAGCCCCAAACATGACGACATCTTCATTAGTAGGCATTACAAAGCACCCGCTTTCCCAACAACATGCTTGGCTGCTTTTTCTGCCAATTCTTTAGCGAACAGGGGTGGTTCAAAAACGATTTCACGTTTCGGCATACGCGTTGTCCCATACTGATGAAATTTAGCATATTCAATACGAGTTCCGAATGTTGCACTGGTTGGATTTATCTCATTAGGGGAACCATTAAGGCTCGCCAAGTCACGAAACAACTTCCCAGTTTGCTGCATGAGCGGCATGCCAGGGAACCTCACTGCCTTCCATGCAGAATACTTAGGTTTCAAAGGAGACCAACCACCAACAGGCAACCCACCACTAGTAAAGTTCTCTGAATTTGCTCTAGCCAAATATCTTTTAGCCCATTGAAAAACAACCGTAAAATTTTGGCTACGGTCAATCATTCCGTCAAGGAACTTAATAGCATCATCTGCATCGCATTCAATGTTTATGCGAATCAAGAGACGCGGCTCCGTCGCCAACGCTTTACTGCGGCAAGTTCTTTTTCAAGGAAGCCAGTTTCAAGGGAAGCAACATTTCGTGTCTCCAAATCCTTAATACCTACCACGTCATCATGCATGTTTTGCATTTCACGTGTGGCGGCACGAAGAATCATCAAACGGAAAACCTTTATTCCGTCTCCTGCTAAACCTGCTTTATAGGAGATGGTGACGACGTCGTTAGCGAAACCACGATAGAAGTCAATTCCGTACCTTCTTACGGTGTAATCATTGCCCACTGCAACCACTGTTCCAGTTTGAGCAAAGGTTCCCGCAGCAAGACCACTCTGTGTCACTGTAAGAGTAGTAGTAGTGACAGAAGAAATAACATTAGAAGAAAGGTTTAAAGCAGCAGTACTCAAACCGCTTACCTTAATGTTTTGCCCAACAGTAAAACCGTGGTTAGCAGCCGTATAGGTAACAGTTGTTCCAGCGACAGTCACCGAAGTGATATTCGCAGTCCTTCTCACCGCTTCGCCAAGAACACGACCAGTTTCGGTCATACTTGAAACAGCCACTTTCTGCACGGAAACAACTGGAGAATTACGAATATAGATAGTCTGAGGAGGTTGAGCGTATGTGACCATCCCAACAGAGTCATCTGACGTGGATGTCTCATTTGAGAAGAACGACGACATAGGTACGCCAACAAAGTTTGATTCAAGAACGTAAGTCTCAACAAAATCTGTTAGTTCTACAGGACGACGCAAGTAGCCCTCAAGTTCACTTTGAAGACCTTCAAGAATAAATGCAGCAGCCTCTTCTTGACGAATGCTGAACCTAACATCCATGTACATGGAAAGGTCAGAAATAGATACCAGCATGGCTGGTTACCTCCCTATCGTCGGTTTGCTGCTTGACGTTTTCTGGCACGGTTAGCCTGAACGCGTCGTGCGGCATCTCTGATGGTGCGGCGAATACGAGTCAGTAACCCTGCGCGACGCTGACCGCCTGCGGGGGCTGCTCCTCCAGCACCGCGAGGTGCCCGAGCACCACGACCTCCTGCAGAACGTGCAGCGCGACCAGCAGCGGCAGCCCGTGCTCCACCGCGCTCGGCTCGCTGTGCCGCGCGCCTACCAGCGAGTAATTCACGCTGACGGCGACGGTAATAACGTGCATTTCCTGGAACGTTTCGTCCACCTACACGACGAGGACGACGGATGAAACGGGCACGACGAACAACGTCGCCACGCGTATCAACATCAGTTAAAAATTCAACATCTTCTGTTAAATTGCTTGTGGGCATAAGCCAGTCCTCCAAATGCGAGTCTGACCAACATTACCACACTAAATCGCTTTCATTTATCATCTATCGGCATTAGGCGGACGTTCAATAATTCGCTTGTCAAGTTCGTCTTTGCTCGGTGCCTCAATGGGTACCCACGCCTTTGAATACTGGTGTTGAGGGATTTTGCGTTGCTTTAGGAGCCCGCCTGTTACCATGAGGTCAAACTCGTCAGCCGACATATTTAGCATGTCTGCTACATCGTCAGTGGAATATTTGTCAGAAACGACAATAGTTCTAATAAGTTTGCTGAACGGTTTGGCAAAAATGTCACCGCGTGCCCTATTTAGACGCACATGCATAATCATCGCATCAATGTTGTCAACATCTCTATAGATTACGGGAACATCATCGCCGTACTTCTTCCAAAAATCCTTATCTTGTGCAACTAGCCACCTGTGAAAACCGTCAATGATTTCCCCAGTGCTTTCCTGCACGATAATTGGCTGTAGCCACCCATATTCAACCATTGAAGTTTTCAACAATTGCATGTCTGGCTTCAAGACATAGTTGACCCTCCAAGGGGCAGGCTTTATAGAATTTGCAGGTACGTCCATTATGTTCATTTAAAATCATCCAAACTGTCTAGGTCGTTTTGGTCTTGTTCTTGCTGAGCAGCAAGAGTTCGTATCGTATGTGCCCGAGTTTTCGGACCCACAGGGTTAGGCGATGTCACCTGAAACTCATTAAGCAAAAGCGTCCTAATTAAAGAATCAAGAGGATAGCCAAATGGGTCAGTTGCTTGTTTGCGACGGAATTCTCCAGCAAACTTCATCGCAGCACCCTGCATTCCTGGTGTGAGCATGTTGTCTTCAATGCAATCACGAACACCCTCCCACCCGTCATCAACGTATTGAGCAATAAGCCCTTCAACATTGAACTCACTCCACCAACGGCGTTGTGCGTCAACGTGGGGATAGCACTCGTAAAGTCTGTCAAAGAACTCTGGTTCTGTTGCGACTACGTCACCTAAGCGCCGTGCCGCCACTGCATGTAGCGGAATGCCCACACGCGTATTGCTTCCCGTAATCGCCGCCAAATCGTAATATTCGCAGTACTCAGCATTATGTTCCTCCGTAATGAACTTTAAAACATCATCGGTTGTCCAATCATAAATGACTTTAGCAAACCGTAATGGGATTGACTTTTTCATCCTGAATGGGATGTTGATGTAATTCTCGTGAAGTTTCTGAACACATGAGCGATAGCGAATCATTGACTCATTTGCCCGCACACCAGTTACAAAAGCGGTACGACCTTTTTTGCCTTGCATCGTATAGAAGTCAATGGTTTGAGGAATTGGACGAGATGGGTCAATTCCAAAATGCTCTGCACGAATAGCAAACGGAGGCATTTGCCGAATGAGCATGTTTCTTTTTGCTCGTTCTGGAGACCAAAGTAAACAGTATTCACGTCGCCCAAGAACCCATACTTCCTGCCCAACTGGCAGACAGTACCACTCCATATCAACCCAATCGTAGTCACGGACTTTCATAATAAAATCAATAACTAACGGGCTAACCATTTCCTCGTCCCTGAAAATTACCTTGACTGGTCCGAGATTTCTTTCTTCGTGGATTTCTTTTGCAAGATAAAGAATTGCTGTTGAATCTTTACCACCTGAGAATTGTATGCAAACAGTGTCA